GTAGATCAGGTCATCAATTGTTTCGGCGGCGCGGGTCGGCTTTAACGCCACGCGCATGGTCAGGCCGTTGGTGTACCTCTTGTCGGGCAATGGCCACAGAGAGACGCTGCGCGGGTCTTTCTGGATGAAGCTGCTCGGGACCTGAGGGTTGGATTGGTAAGAGCTGTACAGGCGGTTGTAGACCGCTGGGCTGGCCACGCCGTCAGGAGACAGGGGATTCAGCTCATTGCCTTCCAGCCAGGCGCGCATGACCTTGACCACCACATAGCCGGTAGGCGGCTCGAGGTCGTAGTCAACGATTGACGGCAGAACAGTCACGGGGTCGTGGTCGACCTGGAGGATGAGTGACTTTTCGCAGAACTCGATGGCTGCGTTTTGAATTGCGTTGAACGCCGTGATCTCTGGGCAACCAGGGACCTCGGGCAAAACATTTGAAAAGAATTGTTCGTAAGAAACGGACATCAGACGCCTCCTGCTTGCACGGCCTTAATGTCGGGTTGACCGGCCTTGGCGTTGAATGCTGGTGATGCGGCAACATCCTTAACAGTCTTGAGTCCGAGCGTGGACAGGACAAGTTGCAGGTAGTTGTTGGCCGCCGCTGAGTTGGCTGAATACTCGTTGTCTTTCGAGTAAGCGCGGTACATCACATAGTTCACGACGATCTCAAAGTAGATGTTCGTGAGCGACAGGTCGTCTGTCGTGTCTGTGATGTCGACCGGGTGTTTCTGGGTGACGATCTCGATCTTTGTGCCAGACTTGATAGGAGGCGTGACATAGAAAATCGAGGGGGTGCGCGGGTCGTATATGTACTGACGGACCTCAGACTTTTGAGTCTTGGTCTGCCAGCTTGGGTCCTGCGTCTCCAGCTGGTCACGATCCGTCAGCTTGATGGAGCGACCGATGGTTGTGCCGTCAGCGCCGATGTTGTGCATCACATCAAGCAAACGAGCGGATGTTGTAGGGATGGATTGCTTCGTGCCAGCGGAAAGAGAAACCACCTCGCTTGCGGAGGTGGAGTCAGGGCGGACAAGCGAGATCAGACGCTGCGCGTCGCTAATCCAGTAGAACAGCTCGGAGTTCGCCCAACGAGTGCCATCATCGTTGAGCAGAATCCGGACGCGGTTGATTACGTCTGATGCCTTCATTTATCACCCGTTGTTTTCTTCGGCCTTCTTTTTGGCCGTCTTGGATGCTTGTCTGCGGAATGACTCGATTGCGTCATCCAGGGGTGGAAGGTCCTCCGCGCTAGCGCTTTCAGAATTTTCCGTGGGGATTTCTTCTGATGGCACATCTGGTTGAAGCGCGATAGCCTCCTCAGCAACCTCTACATGGCGCACCGGCTCTGGCATCTCAGGCTCTTTGCCGACCTCAACCATGTCAGGACGCTCAGCAAGCTGGGGTGTCCAAGGGTAGATGTCACCGGTTGTTGTTTGTTTCAGGAGTCGCATCGTTCATCCTTTCTCGACTCGGGTTCAAAAAAATGGGGAGGACGGTCGCCCGTACTCCCCATGCTTTACCTGCTTACGCAGATCACTTACGCACGTAGCCAGCCACCAAAGCCTCAGGCTTGGTCACCTTGTAGCCGTACACATTCAAACCACGCATGATGTTGCCGAACGTGGTTTGAGCACGCAAGGTTTCCACATTGGTGATTTGCGAAGCGAAAGAGATCGCGTCGCGTGTACCGGCCAAGATGCGCCAGGCTTTGTAGTCGGCGTTAGAGCCAGTACCGCCAGAAGCGGCGTCTGCACCCAAGTCGTTTGCTGTGGTCAGGTTGTTAGACACATACACAGTGAAACGGTCGATCATGCCGATCTTGCCGTTACGCAAGGGGGTGACAGAGTCGCCGGTCAAGTAGGCTTGTTTCAAGTCAGAGCGCTTGATCAAACCAGCCATCCAAGCGGGGATGACAGCCCAGCGGCCGTCTTCGGGCACGTTCTGCTCATCCAACACTTGACCCATGTCGAGCAACATGTCCAACACGTTGGAGCTAGTCACTTGACGGGGAGCGCCAGTAGCGCCCAAGTTGATGTCGCCAGAGATAGCG